TGAATGTTTTCTTCCTAACCAATTAGAAAACTTTTCTTCAAATTCTAATGTTACCGCTCCCTTTGTTAATCTCGGATAAGTTTTTAACCACTCTATTAATCTATTGATATCTTTTTTATCTATTGTATCTTTTACTAAACTAATCATTTTATCATCCTAAAAAATTCTTCTTCTTCTAAAACTTTATAATCTCCAAGTGCCTCTACAAACTTATATGGTATTTCGTTTTTATTCAATTCTTCAATCCAATCTTTATATCGATTTATTGTGTGAAGTAAACGAGCACTACTAAGCCTTTCATGTATCTTGCCCCGCAATTTAACTCTAACTTTATATTCAGAATATGGAATTCCAAGTATAATCACATTTTTTGAAAAACAATCATCATTGTCCTTATAAGCGTTTATTAACACGGTACGTTGTGGCTCCGTTAATCGATTATGATGAATACAAATAAGTTGATCAACTACAGCTCCACCATCGTTCCGTTTTTTCCAATGACTTACTACTTCTGGAAACTCTAAATGAGTACTACTTATACTTCCTGTCGCATGAAATTCCATTGTTGGTGGTAAATTATTAAGTTCTAATATTCTATCTTTTTTATTCTCCATAAAATAGGTTTTTCCTACACACGTGGGGCCAGAAATAATACTAATCATTTAAAACCTCATTCAATTTCTCATATGTTTTTCTCATACCATCTTCCAAACTTGTAAATTCAAAATTGGGATATAACCCTAATAATTTTTCAGAACTAATATCTTTTCTAAACTGACCATCTGGTTTATCACTATCCCATTCAATTTTCAAATCTTCTTTCCCACAAACTTTTAATGCAGTTTCTGCCATTTCCTTAATTGTGAAATTAAAATTGGGTGCCACATTAAAACTTTCAACTATATCATTATCAATAACAAATTTAAATACTTTAGCCAAATCGTCCGCGTACATAAATTGTCTATATGGTTTACCTGAACCAAACAATGTTATCTTATCTGTTGCATAATAAATCTTTTTAAGTAGTGCTGGTATGAAATGACTATGGTGGTCTTCAAATTTATCATACTCTCCATACAAATTACAAGGTGCTACCCAATTCCAACTCAATCCATATTGTTTATTATATGATTCTATTCTGGTTAACAAAGTTCTTTTAGCCATAGCATATGCAAAATTACCTGCTGGTGCCTTACCTTTAAAAACATCACCTTCCGTCATTGGATATTTATCTACCACATCTGGAAAAATACAACTCGATAAACAAGCAGTTAATCTTTCAACTCCTTGTTCATGACTTGCCTTTAACACATTAGTATCTATTGATAAATTAGTTTCCAAATAATCAATAGGATAGTTCATATTATCTTCAATACCACCCACTCTTGCTGCCAAATGTATAACCCTTTTAGGGTGGTAATATTTTAAAACATCACTCGTTTCTTTATAATTAGTTAAATCTACATCCAAACTTGATAAATATTTTACAGTATCTTGACCTTCTGGTTCAAACGGATGATTACTAATTATATATTTTTGTAAATGTTTACCAACTAATCCACTCCCACCTGTAATTAATAAATCATATCTATTTTTCATTTAATTTCACCTTGTGTATTCCTTTGTGTTGAAAGTGTGTGCACTCTCTAACATCTTCCTTTATCCAATTAAAATTTAATCTATTTTTCCACGCCACATAATTAAAACTCATTTGATCTAAATGACTATAATATTTCATTTCTTCCCACCATTCTTCTCCTACCTTCTTCACATCCGCTTCATTATGTCTTCTAACCAATACCATTGCACTTAATAATCCTAAATTGGGTGGATAATTTTCTCTCATATATTTATCAGTTTGTTTCTGTATCAATTTAGGATCATCTTTATATGCCTTGATTCCCTTCCAAGGTTCTCTTTCTAAATTCTTTTCACCAAACTGAAATATCCTTCTTGCTTCTTCATAAATACAATTCCACGGATCAAGAGTACAACACATTTTATCATATACTGCCATATTTGGTTTCGGTGATGAATGTGCTGGAATGATTGCCCCCGTTTGTCCACCATCAGAAGCCTCATTATGATCCCACAAACATCCTTCTATCAATTCATTAACATCACCTCTACATTGTGCATTACCATCAACCCAAACACTATACTCATATTCTGATAAAAATCTATGTGGTAGTGCCTTATGTTTTCTAGCATTTCTAACTGCTGGATTTTTTAACTCTGGATTATTATACAATGGTAAAGTATATCTAATATCCCAAGTATCCGATTTCATATCTTTACTATCAGTAAAACACACATAATCTACATTATCAGGTTTAACCAATGGTTCATATAAGAAATCATATCCACCAAAAATTGCAGTATAGACAACTACATTACTCATAAATAAATCTCACCATCTACATAATTGTGTGCAATTGGAAACTGTCGTTGAACTGTATAAAGTTTCGAATATCTACTAATGGTTTGTAAAGTACCACATTGATTACCTACATTTAACTTTGCCTTTGACCTAATATATAACTGAATTCTCAAATCTATATTTCTCATATCTAAAGCTAGTTTTGTAAAAAAGAATGGTGTTTCTCCAATGGGTTTGAATGTCCAATAAAAATATGGTAATGGATTTTCTTTTAAAATTTTAGTTATCTTGTAAGTTTCGTTCTTTAAGGTTAATTCATTATGGTTTCCATATTGAGTTCCAAATCTATCAGATACCAATAGTCCACCAAAAACTTTATCACCTACAACTTGTTTTATAATCCCATCACCTAATTCTTTTTCCTCATCACTCCAATACATTTCTGGTCTACAGTCTTCCATTTCATTTTCTTCAAACTGCCAAAACTTTAACATTTGTTTAATAAGTGGTACATCAATAATATCTGTATCATATATTCTATAATGGTCGTGAAACACTTCATCATTAATCTCATCAACAAACTCATCTACGAATGGATTATTGGCAAATATCAATTCTGAAATATTAGAATCCACTTCAAATATACTTTTAATCATTTTACTTGATGGTATTATTACCTTACAATCTGGATACTTTTCTTTTAATAATCTCGGCATTGCAGATATTACTCCCCAATCTCCAATTCCTTGAGCACCTCTACATATAACAAATTCTTCATTTTCTAAATATTCATCTGGAATTCTTAATCCTTCTGAATTATCAAAACCTAAATTATCTACCTCACCTATAACGTGTAATTTATTATCAAAAATTCTATTAAACAACATTTATTAAATCCTTAGAATAATCCTCTAATTTTTTAATCTTAAACTTGAATACTTCTAATTCCAACTCTCCTACTTCACCTGAATCTTTAAGTATATCCGATAAATTCACTAATATCTGAAAATTCTGAGGTGATAGAAGGTTACAATCAAATTCAACCACCACATCATTTTTTGGTTCTATATGTTGAGAATGAATTTTTTTACTCAAATCAAATTGTGTATCTGGTTGTTCTTTCTTAATATAATCATTGGCACCTAATCCTTTATGTCCTACCCAATCTCCATAAATATCACTACACCACGGCTCTAATTCTCTTAACATTTCAGTATTACAATTATGAACCACAAATCCTACATCATACTTCGGGGGAATGATTGGTTTCATCAGTGCATCATGTCGTACCATATGCCCCCATTTGCGTATGAAATTACGGGTGCTACGAAGGTTTTGCTTCAACCACTCACTACTCTCTCTACCTTTCATAAACACTTGTCCCGCAGGATTTCTCATTGCCCCATCTTTGAATCTCGAACCTCTGGATGTCATATGATATACAAAACCTTTCCAAGTTTGTATTAATTCATATCCTGCTAAAACAAACCGATTGAATATATCTGAATCTTCTTTTGATTGTGGGGCGTATAATGGATCGTGACCACCAATAGATTGAAAATCTTCCTTGTACATTGCCCAAGGTGCAAATATACCTTCAGTAGTTTCTTTTACTTCTTGTTCAATAATATTTGTCCAAGGTGTTTCCTCGTCTAAAAACTTCATAAGTCCTAATTCATCAAATTCTTCAGGTTCTATACCAAAATCTTGTAATATCTTTTCGGGCCCGTCAGGATGTAGTGGTGGCTCTATTCTTGTAGCACTTACTACCTTTCCTCTTTCTAAATGTTTTAAGACTTCTTCATCCATCTTGGGACACGCATACATATCAGCATGAAAAATCATCACAATATCATTTGAAGCCAACTCCACTAATGTATCATATAAAATTGTATGACCTAATCTTTCAGGCCCTTCATTTCTATGTATCTTTACATTCTTATCCTTGTCGGCAATCTCGTTCATCCATTCCCAAGTTCCGTCATCAGAGAAATCATCGGCCCAACATATCTCGTGTCTGTATCCTAAATTCTTTCTGATACTATTATACGACCACTTTAAATATTTTAAATTACTTCTACTTGGCTGTATAAAACTTATAATTCTATTATCTGACATTTTATTTCTTTACATTATTTAAAATTTAAATAACGTTCACTTTCTTTTCTTATATTATCTATTAGAGTTTGCTGATGCTTAAATTTCCATTTAAGTAATTCAAGTTCTCCAGAATGATAATGATACATCATATCTTCTATCCAACCTGTAGCAACCGACTCTATCATTAACGGACTAAATAACTGTTGATCTACTAAAATTTTTCCTTTTTTATATTGTTCCCAAAATAATTCTATCTGTGACTTAAAATGTCCTGGTGTTTTATGTGAGTAGGGTATCTCTGATATCCTATTCCAATTATCATCTTTCTCTTGTAACCATTCTAAAAATTTTGGATTACTTAAATCTTTTAATTCTAAAAAATATATATTAGGTAAATTAATTAATTCATCTAACTGGGTAAACGAATCTTCACATTGATTTTCAACATTTTTAGCATTATTCCATAGCCAAAAACACGAATGTAATTTATGATACATCCAATAAATACCATAAATACCATATGGATCATGCATCTCTTTCATAAGATTAATTATTTTAAGAGTATTTTTATCATTTTTTAAAAATCCGTTTTCAAAAACATTAAAATGAAATAATCTACCCGCCCCTGCACATATCCAAGGCTTACTTGTTTTTAATTCTTCTATATACCCACTTTTCCATTTACTCAATACATCTCTTATCAATATAACATAATAATGTTGATCATCTTTAGAATAATTACTCCATAAACGATGTCGTACTACATCGCCTCCGTTGGCCGACACTAATCCAAGAGTGCTAGTGCCCATCTTTTGTCTTAACCCTATTCCCCCGTTTTCTGTTCCTACATAATCAATTAACATTCTATATTTTCTTTACATTATTTAAAGTTTAAATAACGTTCACTTTCTTTTCTTATAGTTTCTACTATTTTTTGTTGGTGCTTTAATTTCCATTTAATTAAATCAAGTTCTGCAGTATGGTAATTATACATCATATCTCCAGTCCACCCGTTATCAAGTGAATGTATCATTAATGGACTAAATAACTTTTCACTTTTTAAAATTTTTGCTTCCTGATATTGATCCCAAAACATATTTAATTGATATTTTAAATATTCTGGTGTTTTATGAAGATATGGGATCTCTTTTATAGATTTCCAACCATCATCTTTATTTTGTAACCACTTTAAAAATTTTGGATTACTTAAATCTTTTAATTCTAAAAAATATACATTAGATAATTTAATAAAATCATCTAACTGAGAAACTGCATTCTGTTTGGGAATCTCATGATTATTATTCCAAAGCCAAAAACACGAATGTTGGTTATTATACATCCAATCAATACCATAAAAACTATTAGGTTCGTGCATAAACTTCATCAAATCTATCATATTAATAGTATTGAAATCTTTATTTAAAAATCCATTCTCAAAAGTTTTAAAATTAAATAATCTGCCCGCTCCAGAACGAATCCAAGGATCACTTTTTTTCAATTCTTCTATATACCCACTTTTCCATTTATCAAGTACATCCCGTATTAATATAACATAATAACTATCTTCTGAATATACATCATAAAAATAACCTAAAGAATCACTTATAGTATCTATTTCATTGAGACTGGCTGAGGCCATCTTTTGTCTTAACCCTATTCCACCCTTTTCTGTTCCAATATAATCTAATAACATTTACTTAATTCCATTGAGTATTCCAATTTTCTAACCAAGTTTCTTCTGTATAGTGTGTCTCAAATCTTTTTAATGAAGTCTCACTACATGATTTATAAAATTCATCATCAGTCTTTAACCTTAGTGCCATTTCTTTAGCTGTTTCTAAATCTCCAACCTCTACTGAAGTTAATGGATGACATATCTCCTGTGTATCTAATCCCATATATCCAACACACGGTATTCCGTGAAATGCACAATTCATAGCAAATGTTCCTGCGGCGTGAGTTCTCATTAAATGAACACCTATGTTAAATTGAGATAAACAATTTATCCATTCTCTCCAATTCATATATGGTAGATACTGAATGTCTTCAATTGCATCTTCTTGTTCTTGTTTTCTACCCATTGATGGAGCGGATATTGGATCACCTATCTCTCTTGCCACAATATAAGAATCAAATCCACCATACCAAGAAACAAAATTACCACCAATCATAGTGACATCTCCCCATTCATTTCTTGGTATTAACCCTTCAGGTATCATTAAACTCCGCATCACCCTTACATCATTACAGCCTAAACCTTGATAATAAAATATATCATTGTAGTTATGACAATAAACCCAATCAGCACTCATTAATGTATTGTAATAATGAAACTGATTTGCTATTTCATAATCTTGAAAATACCAATGTGGGCCTTCTTGCATTACTGCCACTTTATCACAAACTTTTCTATATTTATCTAAATCTATTTGAGGATTATTCTTTGGTATAATAACAATACCCAAATCAAAGTGTTCCGTTGAAATATTGTTTATATTATAATGTGGAGCATTTAATGCCATCATCCACGCATATTCTGTACGGGCATTCTCAAAAGTTCTTGGTATATTACCACTCACTTGTGATTCTGAAAAGAATACTACTTTCATTTATAAAACTCCTCATAGGTTCTCTTTATCCAATAATTTGCATCTCTACCCATTTCGTTTGGTGGAATTGCATTAAAATGAAATACATAACCACAATTCTTGAATATTAATTCATCTAAAAACCACATTTTAGGATGTAAAAATAATAATTGTTTAGAATGTAAATCTTGTAAATTATAACAAATTGGTAAATAATTTATTTCTATATTTTGTAATCGTAATAAAAAATTAATTATTGTTTGGTCTGTACCTGCTCGAACTTGACCTATTGCGTTTTGTACTAATTGTTGATTTTCTAAATAATAATTTCTCACATACTCAAAAAATTCTTTGTGGTCTTTATTAACAATCTGAAATCCACAATTTATATAATCCCAAACATTAAAAGTAATATCTCCTGGAAATAACGATTTAGAAAACCCATCCATTGACCTTCTAACCCACTCGAAGCTTCCATTGTTTCGAACTGCACTATATTTACCATTTGTCTCTGTAAAGAAATTAGGACAATCGGGATGTACTATTGTATCTGCATCAACTATCAATATTTGGTCGTAATCAATATTATTTGCCTCTAAAATATCATACATATAATATCGTTGCCAAGTTATCTTCATTTGTTCTACTGGAAGTAATAAATCTTCCCATACAATTAATTCACAATCGTATTTATCACAAAAACGTTTCCAACTATTAATTGAATATTTGTATGATTTATTTCTACCATCTCCCAAATCTATATTGGGAATAAAAACTACATTTTTACTCATTACCAACTAACTTCCCAATCTTTAAAATCTGATGCGATACAATCTATCTTATAATCTTTTCTTCCACCAACTACTTCCATAATTTTATTAATAGCAGTATTTCTAATACCATTCAATCCGTGAGTTAACATAAGATTATCTGTACCCTTCTCTCCTTTACGAACTTGTGATTCATTATACCAAATATGTGCATTCATTTGAGATAGAACAATTATTGCTCTAATAATATCTCCATCTAAATTAACATCTTTTTCTTTTAAAATTAAATCTATATCATGTACAATATCATTCATTTCTGTAGCATAATTTTTCTTATTCTCTGGTATAAACACTTCCTTTAACTGATGAATACTAAGTCTATCTATTAATTCACCTAAAGTTGGTAAAAATTTACGCTCTTTGGATTTTTTCGTATAACTCATTTTGTTTTTCCTGTTTTTTTATAGTCTTTGGATGGTATAAAGACAATTCTTCGTGTGGTGGTAAGTGTGCTTGTGTGGTATGTCCAGTAATATGTTCATGTACTTTTCTAGTCCACTTAATATCTTCACTATTTCTAAATACTCTTGCCTGATAATCTGGATAATTTACCCAACCTTTTTGTGTAACTTTCCATCCCCATTTTTGAATATGTTCTTGAGTTAATCCCTCTACAGTATTTACTCTCGGTATCCATACCAAATCAACCTCATTCATTTCCAATACAGTATGTAATTGTTCCATTAATATTTCATGTGGATATTCATCTGCATCTAAATGAAATATATAATCTCCACTACAATTTGATTTAGTACAATTTTTCAATTTAGAAAAATCTCCATCAAATAATGGCCAAGCCGTGTGCCAACTAAATTCACCATTTACTGAATGACTTCTTAGGTAATCTTCCACACCTCTCGAACCATTCTTATGGTCAAAGGTGATTACTATTTCATCTTGTAATTGTTTATTCTTTAAAAGTATCGTAACTAATTTTTGTAACTCCGCTTCTTCATTACAAACGGTTATTGCATAACTAATTTTCATTCATGTTGTTCCAATAATGCATCACTTAAAGCTCTATCTATCTTAACAGACTCTAAAAATACAGCACTTTTTTGTGCTTTAGTCCAATCATAAGTTCTGTATATGTTTAGAGATTTTATTTTACGTTTTAATTTATTGTATAGTTGTTCCAAATTTCTTGCATTTGCCTTTTTATGAAAATCTAACTTAAATATTTTCTTTTTGGCATCAAATACAACAACTTCACCATATTTCATAAGTACATCAGTTAACAATGAAGTATTTACAACTGTAGGTCTATTGGATTCTTCTAATTTTAAACCTATAATATATTTTTTCCCAGTTTTGGCCATTGACCTTCGACCTGGTTTATTCAATACTAATATTGTATGTGTTAGATTTCTATTTGTGGTTCCTGAAAGATATTTAAAAGATACTATATCTCCTGCACCTACTTTTGACCATCTTGTTAATATTTTTGCCATTTAACTCAACTAAAGTTTTTATTAATTATTATCTCCAAAAAGTCTAATGTTTTAAGAAAATCAAATTTATCAACTTCCACTCCATTCTCCACATCTAACTCTTTAGTATAATTATCTTTATCGGTCTCAATATACTTACAGGCTTTCCATTTATATGTTTTTTTATGTGTTATTGGAAACACTACTCCTCTTGGGCCCATATTCATTACTGAAGGATACCAATATATTTTTCTATTAATATCAAAGTGAGATAAAGATTCAACCAAGTACGGAGTATTTTCTAAATGTTTTTCTAAAAATTCTGATTCTGGAATTAATCGAGTATCACTCATAAACCCACATCTGAAACATAGAAAACTTGAATAGTCTTCCACTACAGTTTCAAAACACATTTTTTTAGAATAACAATGTGGACATTTTATATTTTTTTCCATTATAACTTCTTCAATTTAGGTAGTTTAACTTTTTTTAACTTTGGTAATTTTAAATCTACATTCGCTACTGGTTTGGGTAAATATGTATCTAATATTTCTCCCAACTTTTCAGTCATCTTATCTCGTGTAAATTTCTTAGCAAACTGTTGTTGTTTAAGTGCCTTCTTCTTAAACTTTTTATAATTTTTTGTTATATTTTTTAACATACTTCTTACAACACCGTAATTAACTACAAACCATTTTGCCTCTTTAACATAAATATTTTTTGGAAACGAATCCTTTGGTATATCTTTTAAATCTCCTGGTAATAATGTAGTATATCCTTTATTTAAAAAATCTACCTGTCCGCTCCAATCAGATGCAATTATTGGTTTTCCAGTTGTAGAGAATTCCAATAAAGGTCTTCCAAAACCTTCACCGTGAGTTAAACTTACCATTGCTTTTATTTTATGGTGGTTATACAATTCATTCATTTGGGCATCGTCTAAATCTCCATGTAAAAGATAAACTGGAGGTAATTTCTGAATATCACCACCACACGATTTTTTAATATGATGTATCTTCTTTAAAATTTCATATCTATCCATAACAGAAGTAGTTGCCCCACTTGTTTTTAAAATCAATGCTGGTTTTTTAAGAACATTTTTAAATGTATCAAAATATAACTTAACTGTACTTGAAATATCTTTTCTATCATGACCAAATTCACCTTGTAACCAATGACCACATACTAAAAAACAAAAATCTTCTTTAATTGTATTCAATTCTGTAGTTAAATCACTTTTTATTACATTAGTGGGTGAATATAACTTATCATCATAACCCTCAAACAAAACTTCCATTGGTTTTTCAACCATTGCCTCACCAATTTTTTCATTTGTTTTATCATTTAATTTATCAAATTTTGTATTTAAACATACATTTTTTGTAAAATGTGAAGGAACAATAGTCATATCCATTTTATTTAATCCTTCAATCCACTCTCCTGGAATTGCAGTAAATTCTGTACCAGCAGTAATTCCTATATTATAAGTTTTTCCCCATTGTTGAAATTCATTTGGAATTACTATATGAACATGATAATCAGGTTGTGGATAAGTCTTTTCAGTCAATTCATAAATCAATACATCTAATATTCGTTTATGTTGTTTATCATTTTCATCTAAATAATCCATTGCAGTATTTCCCCACCTAACTGGAAAAACTGAAACATCATATTTATCCAAATCTAACAATGATAAAACTATATCTCTTGCATGTGCCCCATAACCACTTCTTGTTGTAACTGGTGCTGTAACTAGCATCCTTGGTTTATTACTCATTTACGCCTCTACTAAATCAAAATTATTTCTTGGTGTCCATTTCTCAAATGCGGTATCCATATCTTCTATGAATCTATCACACATTCCTTTAGCCGAAAGATGTGTATCATCCCTCATCATATACTCTCTACCCTTCAACGCTCTTTCATCTCGTTCTTCTTTTGGTACTTTATACCACTCATGTATTTGGTCTGCAACTTCTTCAAAATCACTTCTGTCGTCAAAGATATATGGTGTGGGTACTGAACCTTGTAATGACCTACATGCTGGCCAAACAGGTTTTACCCATTCACCCCAAGTCAAATCTTCATTGTCTTTCCATTCTTTTCTATTATGTAAAGTATGTACCCACTCATAATCTTTAGAGGTTAATATTTTACCCTTATATCTAAATCCACATTGGTCTTGCATTCCACCAGTAACATTTACTATGATTGGTGTTCCTGCCATAACAGATTCTGCAGTTCCTAATCCAAATCCTTCATTCGATGCTATATTAACAGTAATATCTGCAATATTATACAAAAAATTCATCTGGTCTGTTTCAAGTTTTGCCCCAGAAAATATTACATTTAAATCTGGCATCAAGGCATCTGCTACTGCTGGTAAATCCGTTCCATTATTATCTACTGGATGTGTGTGCATCACTAATGCACATTCTTTTCTTTCTTCTTCGGATAACTTATCTGTGAAAGTTTTAAACGCCATTAAAACATCTCCAGGATTTTTTCTTCTAATATTTCTATTATTAAAATAAACAATAAAAGAATATTCATTACCTTGAGATAACTCATCTCTAAACTGTACAAACTTAGCATCAGTTTCATCTACGGGTTTAAAATCATCGGAATTAATTCCGTGTGGAACATATGTACATTGCCAATCTTCTACTGGTTTATTTTGTCTTACATTTTTTACAATATTAACCGTCTGTTTAGAAATGTTCATAAGTAAATCACAACTCTCATAAAATGGTTGATTCCACATAGGATAAGGTAAATCATCCCAAATGTTGTAATAGAAAATAGGTATTTGTGACCTAATCTCTCTTTCCATTTGATACAACCATAACCAAAACCGTGGGTCTGTATAAATCATTATCGCATCTGGTTTTTCCAACCTTAAAATTGACCTTAACATTTCAGGATTGCCATAACCACTTGAAGGATATATTTTTAAATATCCCCCTTCTACTCCATAATCTTCTTTTAAAGCATCATTCATATCTATCACTTTACCTTCATCTGGATGCTTTATAGCCCCTCCAATTTGGGCCCAGTCATAATGTTCTACAGTACCTAATACAAACTCTTTTGAAACAGTACCTACTCCACTCGACATTCTTAAATCATCTGAGAGCAGTAATATTTTCTTTTTCTTCATAACATACTACCTGACTTTTCCAAATCCTTATAGTTTTTTATTTTATCTTTAAATTCTTCATCGGCGTTATATATATCAAGTGCCCTATTTACAAATTTTTGTAATGTAAATTCATCTTCTAAACATTTACGTTTAAATTTTAAATGGATACTTTTTAATATCTTTACCGATGTTAAGTGTAACTTATCCATAACATCTTTCCCATATATTCATATATATAAATATATATTATCTCATTAATTAATTATTAATATTTTTTTTCCTAGCTTCTCTGCCTCACTTAAAGTATGCCTTGTACCATTCGATACAGCTCCTTCTGGTATGAAACCTACCACCATATCACTATACTCTGCAATCTGTTTATTTCTAGCGAAAAAGTTTCCAACATAATATTTTTTTCCGTATCTTCCTCGCTTTAATACACAATGTTGATTATATTGATAATGTACTGGTGGAAATTCAGCATATTTGATATCAAAACCTAAGGCTGTTTTTTTAGCGTAACCATCAGCCCCTTCTTTTTGACCACCACTTACTATTACTAACTCATCTCCAAATTTTTGTCTCAATTCAAAAATGAATTCCTTTATTTTTAACTTATTCTCGTATTCTCTACTTCCTACGATTCCTATCTTCATTTTTACTATCAGTTCTTTTTTGTTTTTTAATTGGTCTACTATCAGAACAAAATTCTACAATTTCTTTAAATTTTTCAATTCCTTTTACCAATTGATTTGAATTACCATAATGATATTGAAACCTACCAGATACCTCGGATGTATCAACTCCGATAGGTACAATATCAAACCATATAAAATTTTGAGGGCCTCTAACTAATTTAGTCTGTATATATGTTCTATAATGACTTCTACTTTCCCACAGTTCTATAAAGGATTTAATATCTTTCGGTTCAACCTTATCCTTTTCCTCATCATACCACAAATACAATGCTGTTGTTGGGTTTTTTAACTCTTCATATGTAGTTGTTAAAAAATCTAATGCCTTTTCACTTTCTAATAAATGTGGTAGATATATTCTTAAACTAATTTTCTGTAGTGCCATTATTTCACTCCCGCATCACAATGTTCTGTCTGATTAAATTCACACCATTTACAGTTTTTCTTGGATGCTTCTTTTCTATAGTTATGTTCCGTATTATGCTTTCCGTTTGTAAAGCCCTCTTTAACAAAATTCTTTAAATTAAGTATTACTTTATTCATAGATGGTACTCCACTTGCTGGTGAAAAATATTGAACTCTTTTTTGAGGCCAATCTACATTTTCATACAATCTACGTTTAACGATAAAGTATTCTACATCAATCTTATCTATTGGGTAGTCATACATCTTTGAATAAAACTGCTTATATAACAAAAGCTGTGATGTTTTATTCTTATCTGCTTTCATCCACTTATTCCACCCCATTGTGGAAGTTTTGATATCTATAATTTTTATCTTCTCAGTTATTTTATTTTTAATAACTAAATCTATAAATCCTCTAAATATAATCCCATCTTGTAGTGGATAATTTATTTCAGTTTCCACTCCCAACAATTCATATCCCTTTTTAGAAAAATAATCACCTCTACGTTTTTTAAGAAAATCTAAAATTGCACAACCATCTTTCCAAAACTCTGTCAATTCTTCAGGTGTGGTAAAATGTTCTGCACCTTCTAATTCCATTTTCTCGTGGTAAAGTGTCTTCATTCGAGAAAGTAATAAATCTTCCAAATCCAATTCATTTGCTAACTTAGCTGTCTTATTATAAATACAATGTATCCAAGTTTGCATCGTTTCGTGCATAGCTGTACCAAACAAAGTATGTATACTATCTGTAAAGGTAGATAATCTATCAATATAATTTAATTTCCATCTATGAGGACATTGTGACCACATAGAATATTGAGAATAACTTATATTAGATTGTTTAGGTTGTATCTTTTGCACGTGGCCTCCACTTTTTCCGAGTGGTAACAAAGGGTTTGTTTTGATCCCGTTCTCCGCCCTTGCCTGTTTCCTCATCAATTCCATAACTTTCATCTATCCACTGCCAATGACCAGCACCTTCACGAATCTGTCTCTCAATATCTTCAAAATATTTCTGACCTTGATCATAATAATAATTCCACATTCCTTGTTTCTTCCCTTCCACATACTCACCACTTTTCATTAATTCTCCACTTTCATTCCACCAACGCCATACTCCATCAGGCTTCCCTTTCTTGTGTATTTTTTCCATTTGTTTAGTTCCATCTTCATACCACCAATTCCATTTTCCTTCTTTTCTACCATCAATAAAAACACCTTCATAAAATAACTGCCCGTTTTCATACCAATACCTCTGCAATCCATGTTTATACCCTTTTTTCCAATTCCACTCTTGTTTCATATTTCCATTCTTGCCTATATTTTCGCCTATTATTCTTCTTACCTTGGTATAAACACCATCTTTCCAACCATGAGTTGGAACGTTACGATTTCCATTTGGATACCACCCTATAGATGGGCCATCGCCTCGTTTACCATCTTTATAAATCCATTCATATCTTTGACCCAATCCTTCATCTTCTACGGATACTCCCCCATCTCTTGTCCAATAAATTTTAAATACGCCATTCTCTGGATGATTTTCCTCAATCCATTCATCTGTATCTATTACTTTACCCTCTTTATTGTATATTCTTGACATAAGTTTATTTATTATATAAAAATTCTGAAAATTCAAAATCTAATTCAGTATCTATTTCTATAGATTCTCTTTCAGAAATTTCGTAGAAATATGGTTTACTACAAATATAATTTTGAGAATCTAACATAGCTTCTCTATTCACTATAATTACACCAAAAGTAGGTGCAAAATAGTCTGGTAAATCTTGTGAATTAGGTGCAGAATCTAAATTATAATTTATCGGTTTATTTTTATACCACAAAAACTCTTTTATTTTTTTTATAGACATTAAACTATTACAATCTACTTTATTAAATATAGCAATAGCTTCTATAAACGTACTTAAAGTAACTAAAGGTGCAGTAACTTGAGTTATTATTATATTTTTTGATTCTGTTACCTTGGCCAAATATTCATGATATTCACTATTAGTACATTTTGAACTAGCATAATATGATTCTCTTTTATGATATTTTATTCCATTCTTTTTTGCTAACTCAATTGCATATTCACTATCCGTATTTATTATTATTTCATCTACTGGTAGATTTTTTACAACTTCTATTTTATGTTCTAATAAAGACTTACCAGCAAATTCTCTGAAGTTTTTATTTTTAACTCTTTGAGAACCTTGTCTAACGGGTATGACTGCAGTTAAATTCTTCACTCTATAACTTCTTTAAACATACTTGAGGTATCTAAAAACTCCTCATATTTAATTTCATCAATTGGAATACCTTCTTTAATTCTTATATCATAACATTTTTTCTCTGGATCTCCAGGCACCATAACAGAAGTATCTTGTGAAATTGTAGGAAGGTCTCTTAACTTATCAACGATATCTTGTAACTGTTTCTTAAATACATTTACTTCAATAAAATGTTTAATATTTATGACCATAAAAAAATGACTAATATATCTTTTTTCTTTAATAGATGAAGTATACATTGGAAGAATATCTTTACTCGACAAACTTCCTGCAAGTATACCACATAAAATATCTACCATCATAGCCAACCCATAACCTTTATATTCTCCTATGGGATTTAAACTAATAGCTTTATTCGGATTAGTTATACTCTTACCTTTGTCATCAGATGCCCAAGTATCTGGAATATCTAAATTCTTAAGTTTTTTATTCTCTAATTTATTCCAACTAACTAAAGAGGTTGCCATATCTAAACATAATGGTGCTTCATTTTTTAATGGTGCAGTAAAACAAATTGGATTTGTTCCGAAAAATGCCTCTGTACTACCAAATGTTTTCAACATAGAATCTGCATTTGTAAATGCAAATCCTAAACAATTCTTCTCTGCTGCCCTCAATCCAAAATATGATGCCGCCCCAAAATGTGTTGAGTTTTTAACATTTACTGCAGATATTCCAGTTTTTTCTGATAACTTTATAGCTTTATCAATAGCAACAGCCCCCACATGGTGTCCAAATGAATGGTCTGCATCTATACTTGATGTTGATACTCCTGTATCTGAAATATTAATATTGGGATTTTTATTTATTCTACCTGACTTAATTACTCTACAATAATGAGGAAATAAATTAATTCCATGTGAATCAACACCTCGTAAAGAAGTTTCTACTAAAGAATTTACAACGTGATTAATTGAATCTTTATTTACTTTAAGATTAGTAAGAACCTTTTTCATAATTTTTGATAGTTTTATATCATTAAGATAAATCATTAATATATACCCAATTTGAATTATCTATTAAACTTTTATTTACTGCATCTATAACAGATGATGTTGGTAAAGTATCTTTAAATGTAGGTAGCAATTCATCTAAACCTTCAATATCTTTTCTAACATAAACTTCCTCGTGTGAGTTATCGAAATCATCAGCATAAGTAAGAAATTTACTAATACTTTTAAAATCATATCCAGAATAAGTTTTACCATGATATTTTGAAAAATATGGATTTATAGATTGAATTCCTTCTGATTCAGTTGTTACTTCTACTCCTCTATGTTTTTGATTACTTTCTATCCTACCCTTAGTTCCAATTATAGTATATTTTTGATCAGACATTGCACTTGAAGTACTTGGATCAATCCAACTTGTCGTAAATTGTGTTACCATTTGTTGTTCCATATCTGCGTTATTAAATCCATTGTACCCACTCTGCCATACTATTGTTGCGTGAATCGAATCATAAGTATCTATACCCTTTTCTTGTAATACTCCGTAAGTTCCAACTGCTGTAACTTTCTCTGGTTTATATGATGTTAAAAAATAAATCATATCTACATAATGTACTCCCAAATATTGAAAGACATTAGAATTTTCAATCCAATCAGAAAACACAAGAGTAGGCATCTCAATTTTTTGACTATATTCTACAGTAGCAGAAATAGGTGAGCCAATATCACCTTTATTAATAATATCCTTTATAACAAGATTTACTTCATCATATCTCTTGTGAAAATCTACTACTCCCAAAACTTTATTTTTTCTCTGTAGTGAAACAAGGTCTAATGATTCTTTTAATGTCGGTGTGAGAGGTTTAACAAGAAAACAATGAATTTTATTTTCTATAAGTAACTTCGCAAAAGAATAATGTAGGTGGTCAGGTAATGCTACAATTGCACAATCAAAATTATTTAAAGAAATAATATCTTGTAATTTGTTTAATGAATCATCACCTAAAGCAATAAATTTTATTGAAACATCAATATTTAATTCTTTAGTAATTACTAATTTTGCCCTATTAACATCTTTAAGACTTGATTCATTTTTTGAAACTATGGTAATAGAATCAATATTTAAAGTTTTAGATAGTTCACCAATAGAACCAAGAGCCGAACCTGGACCAGAAGTATGTCTACCTGTTACATACATTCCAGCACCTACAACCAATATATTCACTTTAAGTTCTACTTACCCCATTTACCGTTCTTAACAATAGTAGCCATAATACCGTAATTGGAAACATCCAAAAATGCATCTTCAATAGGTTCTCCATTTACTACAGATTCTCTATCACCCATCAATAAGGTTTTTAATCTCTGTATCTTATCATTCATACGAAACCATAACCCTGTAAGTGATAATTTAATTTCTTCTGGTGTTTGTAATTGTGTACCAACAGAAATATTACCTGGGCCGTAATCGTGTTGTTTGTGTAAAAACAATTCGTATTGTTCTCGTTGAATCTTCTTGAACTCTCTGGTCATTTGAGGCCATTCGTTTTCCATTTGTTCTATGACATCATAACTACTCCCACGACCTTGTGCGTGAGCTTGTTCATCTATATCTTCAACATAATTTTCTTTTGTTGGTTTATCTTTAATAACTTTCATTTTGTGTTTTTTCTCCATCTCGTCTAATATATTATTTGGGACTATCATATCACAATCCCATTTGTTTTAATTCTTTATCTGTATATCCATATTTGGATACCAGTTCTCTAATTTGTTTTTTTGATAATAGTTTTAAATAGTCTTCCGATTCGGATTGACTGATTTCGAAATATTCAGAAATTTTCTGAACTACTTGTGTATTATAAATAGGGTCTTTTTTCTTCTTAATATATTTTAAATACTGTTTACCTTTTGGTAATACATTAGAATATACCAAATAAAGCTGGCGCGGAGCCAGCTTTAATTTCTGTATTTCATTTACAAAATCTGTCCACTCCATTTTCATAGAAAGAAACCTATTAATCATATAATTAGACCAGGTTTTCTTATCTGATTCTGTTAATGTGTTCCAATAATCGTTTGTTTGATTAGATGTTATTTGATTAATATGATCAAATAAACCTTTAGGTTTCAAGTCCGCTACCTTCTAATAACTTTTTTGGAACTGTACCACAATTACCACAACTATAGACTTGAATTGGAACTAATCCTTCTTGTCCTGTTGGTGATAAAATTGCGGAAACTCGTTTTATCACAAATGAGGTAATAAACAAATAATTATCACATTCCTCACATTGTAAAGTATCTGCCTTTGATAAATCTACAGTTTCTTTAGGTTTAGATAATGGTTTCATTGGTTTTGTACTCATTTTGTATCCTCTGAAAAAATATTATCTGTTCTTACGATCAAATGTTGAACAATCTCATTGAACAAACCGAGTGCCTTATTTTTGTCTTCACAATCTGGAAATAAATCAAAAAATTGTTCTTCCAAATTCGCGATATGTTCATCCCGACTCACGGGTATATCTCCAATATGTTTCCACATATATTCTCCTACTTCTTTGATTGAGATATTGAAGCTTTACGATAACCTGTAACCAGTTTCTTAATCTCTCCAATATGTTTTCTAGCTCTACCACCTGCGGCTTTATTGCCCTTTTCAACGTGTGCTTCGTGATTTATATCAAATTCCTCGAAGTGTTCTTTGATTTTTGCGTGTAGTTCTTTAGCTGATGCCATTTTTCTTCTCCTGTTATTTTATTTAAATGATTTCGTCCACTAATCCGTATTTCAAACACGTTTTAGCATCCCACATCAAATCATGTTTTAATATTTCGTTTAATTTTCTGACTGGAACTTTTGTATATTCCTTATATACATTTACAATTGTATCCATCATCAAATCTAAATTTTGTTTTTCGTCTTGAAACTCTGAATATTTTCCCCAAAAGTTTGAAGATAATTGGTGTATTAACATATAAGAATGTCTTGAAATATATCTTTTACTACCCACTACTGAAAGGAATGTTGCTGCACTTGCAGCAAAACCATCAACATAAGTATAAACTGGAACTTTACATCTCAGTATAGTATCCATAGATGAAATACCTGCGGTGATTGAACCACCACCTGAATTTATGTATAGATGAATAGGGTAAGGTTCTACATCCAAGTTATTTGCCATCGTAAGACTTCTTACTTGTAATTCTCCTATTTTCTTATTTAATTCTACAGCACCATCTCTATGTACTCCAGAATAATAATAAATCTTATTTTCATGTACTCCTATATGTTTTTCTGTAGTTTCTTTATTTACTGCTTTCTTCACAGGAAGTTTTTTCTCTCCCCAATATTTTTCGTCCATTATGTAATTACTCCTAATAATTCTATTAACATTGCCATTGCGTTTATTTCTTTATCTACTACATGGGTATCGGATGATTCATATCTAGCAATAATCAAAATACATTCTGCTATATGACCCTTCCCATAAGTATCTACTTCATCGTATAATAATCTGAAAAAATCTGCAAAGTCTGTAACCTTTGCATCTGCCAGTATTTGTCTTATTTCTGTAAATATTTCCTTTCTTGTTTTACTTTTAGTTTGTAATACTTTTAATAACTTTAATTTATAATCACTCAGTATAATTTCTTGAGCATCTAATTTAAGTTCTCCTTTTACAACTTGTCTTTGTGAGGTATTAATAATTTTTCTAATATCTGGATACCCACCATTAATAATAGTTGCTATATCATCTACCTTAAAAGTTACATCCTCATTCTTTAATATATTTGATAAATGTACTGCCACTTCTTTCTTTGATGGTGGTACTATCTGAAATGATTGACACCTTGATTGAATGGGGTCTATAATTCTCTCTACATAATTACAAGTTAGAATAAATCTACAATGTTTTGAAAATGTTTCCATCAGGTTTCTTAATGCTGCCTGTGCGTTTGGTGTAATGTAATCACACTCATCCAAGATAATCACTTTCATATCCTTAAATCCCATCGTGGATGCGAAGGTCTTCACTTTAGTTCTAACTGTATCTACATTATTCTCGTCTGATGCGTTAATATACAGATAATCACATTCTATATTCTTCACAAGTAATTTGGCTAATGTGGTCTTACCTGTACCAGCCCTTCCATACAGTAATAGATGTGGTAAATCGCCACTCTCTAAATAAATGGATACCTTACTTTTGAGATGTTCATTCCCAATGTAAGTTTCCATTGTTGAAGGTCGGTATCTTTCTACCCATAACCCGTGATCTTCTTTTATAATCATATTTTTTTCCATGTCCAAATTGGTTCAGCAAATAATCCTTCTTTTACTGGTAAGATATATTCTGGTTTTCTATTAGTTTCTTCTGTTACCTTAGCAGTTCCAGCTCCTATTGAATTAGGTCTTTTTGCCATCTCATAACCAACACAACCTTTATATTCACTATCTTTAAATGTATCTAAAAAATCATTCATAGGATCACAAATGGATAACCATCCTTTTGTTTTCTTACCTTTACTCGATGCATTTACATCACTTATATTCACTAATAAATATCCACCAGTTTTAATACTACTCCATAAATTTTTCAATGTCTTCTGTAAGAAATCGGTATTCCAATCTTCAATAGACTTATATCTAACCCAACTTTGTGTATCATCATAACTGTATCTCTCCACATTAAAATATGGTGGTGAAGTAAATACTAAATCAAAATAATCTTCATATTGAGAAAAATCAAACTCCTCTGCTGGAGAACAATGAAATTCTGATTTCCTCTCGTGTTCGAAAAATCCCAAGTGTTTCTCATAAAACTCTGATTGTTCGTTGTAAATAGGATGATTTTCTTTTCTTGGGTCTATTCCCACATAATGTTTCCCATAATCACTCGCGTAAAATCCTGCCAACCTATCACCCCAACCCATAGAAAAATCAAGTATATTCTCTGCCTTAAACATATCATAAATTGATTTTGCTACATTTGGTTTGAATTGAGAACATATATACTTACGAAGTCCAATACAAGACCTTAATGTTCCCCTATCTACCTTCTCAACCTCAAGTGTAAATAATGAACCTAACAAAGTATACATAAACTTTGGATTCCCCCAAGTCCTAACTGGACCTGGAGAAATAGTTCCATCTACTGACCACCTATTATACTGTTGGAAATAATTACTAGCGTCATTTCCTCTATTTATCCTTCGTATAATTTTCTTAGTTAATGGCCATTTATATTCTGACCTTGCATACCATTGAGATTCTTTTAAATAATCGGGCCATTGAATACCCTTTAACTTCATAAAATCTTTATATGCATCTTTTATGGTCAACTCTTGAGTAGGTAATTCATATTCTTTCAAAATCTCTACGAGAGTTTCCTGAATATCTGGTCTATCAAAAGTTTCTTTTATGTACGCCCATTCCTTTTTATCTATTTTAAGGTAAGGCTCCATATTTTTAAACTTATCAAAGTAATCTAAATACATTGATAACTATTTAATTAATCTACACTTTGACTAGCAACTAAATTATAAATTGCCTCATAATTATCTACTTTAAACGAGGCTCTTGCCAAACCTTTACTCGAAATTTCCATACTCGCACTTTCACATTCTTTATTAGCCTGTAAAACTTTTGAGAATAGTTCCGCGTTAAAGGATAATGGCCCTACATCACTAAAAGTTTCTACCGTTACTGGTAAATTAACCCTATTAGTGTTAATAGCAGAATAATTAATAACAAATTTACAAGTATCCGTATTTTCATCTGTTAAAACTGTAAACGTTTCAGATTCTGCTAAAGCATTTTTACCAGAAATAAATTTCGCAATAAATAAACTATCTATTTTCAACGACAATTCAAACTCTGGAACACTTTTCATTTGAGGAACATCAGGAATGACCGATAAATCACTCAACATATAATTTACAGATGCATATGAATCTTCAAATTTAACAGAAACCACTTTATCTTGTGATTTAACTACTGTTAAATTAATATCATCATTTAAAACACCTAATAAACTAGCAAGTTGTTTTGTATCATAAATTCCCAACTGAACATCTTCGAATTGAAAAGTATCTAAAGTAACCTTTCCAAGTAAAGACTTATCCAAAGTAATAAATTCAGTAGTTAAAACTTCATCATTTCCAAGCGAATATTTACTTATAAACCTATCTAAATAAGCTTTATTCATTTTGTATCTCCTATATTACATTTATTAATTGTTGATATATACATATATATATATCTATTTTATCTTCCAAAATCAAAAAAATCTTTCTAAAGTATATCTCTCATCTACGGGTAATCCATATCCCATTGCGTCATAAAACATCTTAATCTTCTTTTTAAGTGCTTGATTATATAACTTATCAACATCTATATATTTTTTAATATAATCTAAAACTTCTGGTGGATCTTCATCCCCTTTATATGCTAAAACTGATAAACTAAGAGGATTTTGTTTTAAATAAACCCACTTAATTTTTTCTCCACCCACTATTTTAGAATATCTTTTCTTATCATAATAATCTATCATATCATTATATGCTAAAGATGCCTTTACATGAACTGGTGTGGCCTTAGCATAATATGTTGATATTAATTTACCACCTACTGTAGTATCTCTATGTTGAAAATTTCTCTCATCTACATTTTTAATAAATTTACCTAATCGTTTAACTCCAGTAGGTGAGGCTATATCATCATAACTCATCGCCTTCATACCCTTTTTAAACTTAAAAATTCGTTTATCAATTTGTTCTTTGGGTACATTTGCCAACAAATCTTCCAATACCTCTGATAATAAAGTCTTCATTCCTTTAGCAAAAGAACTTCTAACTGTATCCAATCCTTTAACGTGAGTTTTATTAACCTTTCTACCTTCCTCGTTAATAATTTTCATTCCATATCGTTTCTTGGTAATGAATAATGAACTCTTTGCAATAACCTCTTGTTTAATTTCAAAATAATGTTTATCTAAATTTAAAAATTTCTGAGCAAATAAATCATAACTCTGATTCAAATAAGCCTGAATCTCATCCGCAATATTAATAATATGTTGAGTCATCGTTGCTTCAGCACTAGTATCAATTCCTTTATGTCTTGCTTTAACCAACGGTGTGGCTGATGCGAAAATACTATCTGTATCTATGTAAATCACATAATCTTCATCCGTTCCAAGTTCCTTATTATAATAATGATTTGTAATCTTCTTACTAAACTTAATAAGTTCTTGTCCTGTAAGAGTTGTTGCCTCGGCGTTATCAATATCATAAAACCTAAAAACAGGTAATCCCAATACACCATACAATGAATTCAATAATATCTTCTGTAAGTATTGTCGTCTATTAAAATATTGAAACTTTTTCTCATTCCCATCTTCGTTAAATTGTTTTGCTAATTTTCTAAATTGAACTCTATCGTCAAACCACTTACCAAGAATTGCGGGAATTAGTCCTACCTTATCCATCCTATACAATATCCCATTAGAACTAATTGACACATCAGTTTTATCAAAATACTCTTGTATTTCCTTTTCTGTCAATTTTCCTTTTTCTTTATCTCCTACCATTATTGTATATGTTTTTTTATTATCTTTTTTAATAAATTCTTTGGAATCCCAACCAACAACTTTACCAATTTTAGTATCTGGAGATATATTCAATGAACGAATAACACTTGGATACATAGATGTAATATCTAAATCATAAACCCACTCGTGTCTACCTTGTATTGGGTCTTGAACATACGCCCCAGCAAACTTATCTTCTCTCGCCCGTTTGTTCATCAAAGCTCTAGCGTTTTTGTTTTTATTTGGTACAACCACATCTATTTTCTTACAATAAACTAAAATTGCTCCTTCTAAATAACGAGAACTTGCGTAAATATCTTCATATGATACATGACCAATATGACATATACCTCGTGATATTTCAATATAATCTAATTTCTTATCTAAC